TGCATAGTTATTAAAGTTGAACCCTGCCGTCATGTTCTTACGCCTCGGGCTGGCTACTTAACCCCTGACCACTGCCTAGTAACTCGAAGTATTGCCCTGCGTTCTGTGGGGCGGGGTGGGTTGATATGCAATAAATCTAAAAGTATTTAGTTTTATAGTCAAGTAAAAATCTAAATTAATTTAAAAAAAGGTCGGCATAACCGACCTTAAGTTCAAGAACATGGCAGGGTTATAGGTTGAACTGTACACCCTTTGCTACGGCAACAATTTTACACTCTGGCGTAAGCAAGGATGATTGATAGCGCGGATTGAGAGGGCTTAAATACACAAGTTTTCCATCAATAACTAATTTTTTTATAGTCATAGACGGTTCATTTGTAAGAGGATCTGGAACTATTACAGCGACGATACTGCCATTTTTATAACTTTCTCCTGGTCTTAGGATCACAGTGGCACCAACTGGGATACTTGGCGACCCTGAGGGGTTATGCATAGTGTCATCAGGCATTGAAACGGCAAAATCACCTTCCACTACATCAAAGAATGTGGTGATCCTATCGACATTTCCCATTGTTTTCTCTCCTTCTAAGATTAGGAAAGAAATCGCGTCACCCCACGAAAAGTAGGGGATCTTGGTGCCTGGATTGCTCTGCACAAAAGATAGTTCAGGAGACGATACTCCATACAGGAGATAGGACTCAGTAGTTCCTAATGCTTGGGCTAACTTACTTAGAGCTTTGCTGCCGGGTTCGTTTAGATCTTTCTCCCAGTACCCTATAGTAACCCCAGTCACGCCTGAAAGCTTACCCAGTTCTACTTGGGTGAGTCCCTTATCTTTTCTGAGTTTCTTAAGCCTGATGCCAAGGCTTTCCATCATTTTCTCCCGCGAGTTGAATATAAATTATTTTAGATTGCATTGACCTAAAAAAAATTATCCTGTAATCTAAAAATACTTAGATTTCAGGAGGGCGAAATGCGAGTTGATGAACTTGTTCAGTTTTTTGGCTCTGTTCAGAGGGTCGCTGATTTTTATGGGATAACCCGCGAAGCTATTTACATGTGGCGTAAGCGCCCCGGTGAAATAGTTCCGAAAGGGAGAGCTGCGGAAGCTGCTGCATACTCCAAGGGAAAATTATCTTTGAACCCAGAGCTTTACAAAAAGAAGGATACCACTCAGAGCGAAAGGAAGAGTGATTCATGAAAATCAAGCATGAGCATATCCGCATGGCGATGAATGCCTGGGCGCGTCCTGATGGCGAAAAAGTTCCGGCAGCTGGAATAACCCAGGCTTATTTTGAGTTGGGTATGACGTTTCCTGAACTGTACGACGACAGCCATCCGGAAGCCCTGTCTCGTAATACCCAGAAAATTTTCCGCTGGGTAGAAAAAGACACCCCTGATGCGGTTAAAAAAATTCAGGCGTTGTTACCGGCGATCGAAAAAGCAATGCCGCCTCCGCTGGTGGCCCGAATGCGCAGCCACAGTTCGGAATATCACCGGGAGCTTGTCGAGCGACGGGAGCGCCTGGTGAAAGATATCGATGAGTTTGTTGCGGCAGCGATCGTGTTGTTCGATCAGATGAATCGTGGTGGTCCGGCGGGAAATGCCGTGGTGGCGCATTGATAACGTGTTCTGGGGGGGGGGAGGATGAAGCTCCTTTTTGCTGAACGTCCGCTGGTTATAAACACGCAGCTGGCGATGAAAATTGGTCTGAACGAAGCCATCGTGTTGCAGCAGTTGCATTACTGGTTGAGAGATACCGGTTCCGGCATGGAATGTGATGGTGTTCGCTGGATTTATAACACAACAGAACAATGGCTGGAGCAGTTCCCGTTCTGGTCAGAGTCAACGTTAAAACGCGCATTTGCAAGTCTGAAAACGCTGGGGCTTTTGCGTTGCGAAAAGCTCAATAAATCAAAGCGTGATATGACTAATTTTTACACGATTAATTACGAGAGCGAGCTTTTAGATGGTGGCAAAGTGAGCGAATCCATCAGGTCAAAATGCGCTGCTCCATCAGGTCAGAATGACACGATGGAAGAGGCCAAAATGGCACGTTCCATTGGTTCAAAACGACTCAATGTCATCGGGTCAAAATGGCCTGATGATCTTACAGAGAATACAACAGAGATTACTACAGAGAATAAAAACACTTCTCGTCCGGAAGCTTCGCAACCGGACCCGCAGACGGTTGAACAGGATTTTTTAACCCGACACCCTGACGCGGTTGTGTTCAGTGCAAAAAAACGCCAGTGGGGCAACCAGGAAGATTTGGCGTGTGCGCAGTGGATCTGGGGGCGAATCGTGAGTCTTTACGAGCAGGCCGCCAGCGATGATGGCGAGATTTCGCGACCGAAAGAACCCAACTGGACCGCATGGGCCAACGACGTGCGCACAATGCGGATGCTGGATGGCAGAACTCACAGACAAATTTGTGAAATGTTTGGTCGGGTGCAGCGGGATCCATTCTGGGTAAAAAATATCATGAGTCCGTCAAAGCTTCGCGAAAAATGGGATGAACTGGTTATCCGCCTGGGGCGTTCGTCTGTACAGCGTTGTGTGAATCATATTTCTGAGCCGGATACCGAAATTCCGCCGGGGTTCAGGGGGTAACGGGCCATGAAAAATATCGCGGCAGGTGGTGTTCTTGAGCGTATCCGTAAGCTGACCCCGCAGCATGTAATCGCGCCGTACCGGACAGTGGATGAGTGGCGCGAGTGGCAACTGGCTGAAGGGCGAAAACGTAGCGAGGAGATCAACCGCCAGAATCGCCAGTTGCGGGTGGAAAAAATCCTGAATCGTTCGGGCATCCAGCCTCTGCACAGCAAATGCTCGTTTGCGAATTATCAGGTGCAGAACGACGGGCAAAAACATGCGCTGAGCCAGGCAAAATCCATCGCTGACGAACTGATGACCGGGTGCACGAATTTTGTGTTCAGCGGTAAGCCGGGTACCGGAAAGAACCACCTTGCAGCCGCCATTGGCAATCATCTTCTGGCGAAAGGTCGCAGCGTGATTGTGATAACGGTGGCTGATGTGATGCTGGCGTTACACAACAGCTACGACAACAAAAACTCAGGCGAAAAATTTTTACAGGGGTTGTGTGATGTTGACCTGCTTGTCCTGGATGAAATCGGAATGCAGCGGGATACGCGCAACGAGCAGGTCACACTGAACCAGATAGTCGACCGCAGAACGGCTTCGATGCGTAGTGTCGGAATGCTGACGAACCTGAACCACGTAGCGATGAGTACGCTTCTTGGCGAGCGTGTGATGGACCGCATGGTCATGAACGGTGGTCGCTGGGTGAATTTTAACTGGGAGAGCTGGCGTTCGAATGTCAGACACCTGAGGGTTGTGAAGTAATTTCAGGAGGACTTATGGTAAAAGTTTTTACTCCCGAACAACGGGAAGAAGTAAAGGCGCGTATTGTGGAACTGGTACGCAGAGATGGTAGGAAAACGCGTAAACAACTGGAAAATGAAACAGGGGCGACGAGACATCTGATTGAAGTTCTGGCGAAAGAACTGGTAGACAGTGGTGTTGTATATGGTTCAGGGCATGGAATATTTCCTTCTGAGCAGGTACGTAAAGACTGGATAAAAGCCCATAAAGAGATGTCTAAAGGTGCAGCGAAAAAGAAGAGCGACCCTGGCCTGATTTATTCATTACCAGATGGAGAGATACGCCACTACGACAGGCGTCAGAACATAATCTGTCTCGAGTGCCAGAAAAGCAAGGTTATGCAGCGTGTGCTGGCATTTTATCAGGGTAATTTTCAGGAGGTGATGGCGTGAGGGTGAGGGTTTATATCGCCGGTCCAATGACGGGGTATGAAAATTTCAACCGTGAGGCGTTTCACAAGGCAGAAGAGGAACTGAAACGGGAAGGGCATACCGTTTTAAATCCGGCTGTGCTTCCGGATGGGCTGACACAGCCGCACTACATGGATATTTGCATGGCAATGATTCGTTGTGTGGATGCGATTTACATGCTGAAAGGCTGGCGGCGGTCAGCAGGCGCTAAGGCAGAACTGGCGCTGGCGGAGAAACTGGGGCATGCGGTGATTTTTCAGGAGACAGCCAGTGTGCAAGACTAATTACCAGGCATTACGTGAACGTTATTCACCAATTCAGGTGCCGGAATGTCCTGTTTGTGGCGATGAAATGTCGATACAGCGCATATTTCCCAGAACGCATATTGTGTATGCCTGCACAGGTGAGGGGGATGATGGATATTTTAAAACTGGTCGAACTTTTGCGGATGAACATTACCTGAAATCGCGCGTAACCGTCGTTGATGTTAGCGATCCTGACGTACTGGCTTTACTGAAAGAGCTGGAAGTTAAAGACAAACGCATTGCAGAATTGACAGACGCGCTTACACAAATGATTAATGCGCACAAAACCACAATTCGTTTTGGTCATGAACGCATAACTGAATGTGGTGGTGATTGCGACTCGCCGGAAAAGATGATTTCAGAAAATCCGGATATCAGAATGGCAGAGGCTGTTTTGAGAGCAGGAATAAAAACTGAATAATTAAATTTAGCACAGCAAATAAAATTTAATCCTTAACCGGAGGGATTTCTGCACCCTCAGAACATCAGGAGGCCGCCTGAAAGGGCGGTAATGAAAATGACTGAATTAACAAAAGAACAATTAATCGAAGAAGCCAAATTAAAAATAGCGATTACGAAATGCCACCCCAATTCAGGGATGGCGCGAGTAGAGGGCGAGTTATTCAAAATTGCACTGGCATCGCTGGAAGCAGAGCCGATAGCGTGGCGATATCGCTACGTGAAAAAAGGTGTTATGGACTCTCAGGGGGAGTTGTGGGTTGGTGACTGGAAATATGTACCGAAAAAAGAGGATTGTAACGACAGGCCGAACTATGAAATTCAGGCCTTATTCACTGCCCCACCAGTCCCTGTTACATCAGAAGAACTGGTTAAAGCTGTGCACTTTTATGAACAACTAAAACGCGAAAATCCACCAGCATCCGGCAACCAGATTAATGGGTTAACTATGCCGGTTAAACGACCAGCCGACTGAAAAACGGAAACCTGATTACAGATTCCCAGATAAGGCAATGAGCTACCTGGCGTAGAGTGGGCTGATAAGTATGGGGAATGTTTTACGATGAATATTTAGACTAAAGAGTTTGTAACGCTATGTAAGTGATTTTTTCTGGTTTAGATATTTATATGTCCGGCCAAATTGAGGTGTGTTTAAATGTAATTGCACATTGATTGTAGGGGGAATAATGAAAAACGCATTGCAGTTTTTGTTTGTTGCGTTCTGGTTGTTCGCATCATGTATGCCCATCATCTTCACAGCAAGGTATATGGAAAAAATTGATGTTTTGATATTAATGTTTGGACATATAAATGCCCTTTTTTTAGGGGTGTTCATGGCGGTCACGTGCATTGAATACTGGCGGTAAATACAGCGAACGCTATTGGTTTAGTTGGATATTTACTGTGCCGGACAAAAACGGTTTGCAGGGAAATCTTAGTTAAGTAGAATGACTGTGGGTGCTTGAGGCTATCTGTCTCAGGCATGAACACCAAAAGGCAGATAGAGAAAAGCCCCAGTTAACATTACGCGTCCTGCAAGACGCTTAACATTAATCTGAGGCTCAATCCATGCTGAACACATGTAGGTTAGCCTCTTACGTGCCGAAAGGCAAGGAGAAGCAGGCTATGAAGCAGCAAAAGGCGATGTTAATCGCCCTTATCGTCATCTGTTTAACCGTCATAGTGACGGCACTGGTAACGAGGAAAGACCTCTGCGAGGTACGAATCCGAACCGGCCAGACGGAGGTCGCTGTCTTCACAGCTTACGAACCTGAGGAGTAAGAGACCCGGCGGGGGAGAAATCCCTCGCCACCGCTGATGTGTCAGGCATCCTCAACGCACCCGCACTTAACCCGCTTCGGCGGGTTTTGTTTTTTCTGGTCGTTCTGGTTTACAATCCATCCGTCAGCCTGAACAACTGGCACCTGCTGCGCCAGCAGAGAAAACAGATGGCGCACGATACCAAATTTTACAATTCGGATAACTCTGCCGCCCCTGCCAGCAGGCACGGGCGGCGTTCTCATGCATTCAAATCTGACTGGTATCAGCACGACCCCTGCACCGAAGAACAGGCTGAATGGCTGATTCAGCGCTACCGCAGACACGGATACGAGATTAAGAAAGCCCTCAGCCTCGATTATCGTCACTGGATAATTTCCGTCAGACCCCCTTATTCCGAACGCCCACCGCGTCCGTCCCGCACATTCCAGCAACGCATCTGGAGGTAACGTGCGGGTATTACTTCGACCTGTTTCGGTACCGGAACTCGGGCTGGTGATCGTTAAGCCGGGCCGTGAATCCATGCCGGTATTCCACAATACCCGGGTACTGGTGGAGCCGGAACCGAAAAGCATGCGTAATCTGCCGTCCGGGGTCGTTCCTGCCGTTCGCCAGCCGCTGGCGGAGGATAAATCATTACTGCCATTTTTCAGCGATGAGCGGGTGATTCGTGCTGCTGGTGGTGCTGGTGCACTGTCTGACTGGCTGTTACGCCACATTAAATCCTGCCAGTGGCCTCATGGTGACTACCATCACAGCGAAACCGTCATACATCGTTACGGTACCGGTGCAATGGTGTTGTGCTGGCACTGCGACAACCAGCTGCGTGACCAGACTTCCGAATCACTCGAGCAACTTGCTCATCAAAACCTGTCAGCATGGATGATTGACGTCATACGCCATGCAATGAATGGCACGCAGGAGCGGGAATTATCGCTGGCTGAATTATCCTGGTGGGCGGTCTGCAATCAGGTGGCGGACGCGCTACCAGAGGCAGCATTACGCCGTTCGCTGGGGTTGCGTGCGGAAAAAATCCGCTCAATGTACCGTGAAAGCGACATCGTACCGGGAGAGCAGACCGCCACCAGCATACTGAAGCAGCGCACAAAAAATATTGCGCCGTTGCCTCACGCCCACCAGCAACAGAATCCACCACAGGAAAAGACGGTGGTCAGCATTGCCGTTGATCCGGAGTCACCGGCTCAGTATCTCCAGCGCCAGAAACCACAACGGGAAGAGATGCCTGTATACACGCGTTGGGTAAAAACGCAGAAATGCATGACGTGTGGCAATCAGGCAGATGATCCGCATCACATCATGGGTCATGGACTGGGAGGGATGGGAACAAAGGCTGATGATTTGTTTGTTATTCCGCTGTGCCGTAAATGCCATAGCGAACTACACGCCGGGGTAAAAGATTTTGAAGAAAAACACGGCAGCCAGCTGTTGTTGCTGATTCGTTTTTTAATGCACGCGAGAAATTCGGGTGTCCTGAAGTGGAAAGCATGAATGACTGAACGCATAGAATTTGTTTTGCCTTACCCGCCAACGGTGAACACTTACTGGCGACGTCGTGGCAGCACATATTTTGTATCAAAAGCCGGTGAGCGTTATCGCCGGGATGTGGCGCTTATTGTTCGCCAGCAGCGGCTGAAATTAAACCTGTCCGGAAGGCTGGCGATAAAGATTATTGCAGAGCCACCGGATAAACGTCGTCGTGACCTGGACAATATCCTGAAAGCACCACTGGATGCGCTGACGCATGCCGGACTTCTCATAGACGACGA